GATTTGAGAAAAGAAATACCAATCGCATATAATTTATCTTTTTCATGGCCCCCAAACAGGGGCGAAAGAGCTAAATTAACAGCTTTTCCTTACCCAAAAGGTGGTGGTCAGGGTTGGTTGTCAAATTTTATTACCGGAATGGCGTCGTTGTTAGACAATACAGCTAATTCAATAACTTTTCCTGGTTGGCTAGTATCAATATATGATCCACAAGATCCAAACAGTAACGATTATGGAAAATGGCTAAACCAACAATTACCTTGGAAAGATCCAGCGAAAACACCAAAGTTGAAGCAACAAAAAATTTGGGTTGAAGTAACCCATGCATGTTATCCACCGCCAAATTATAAATATCCAACATGTGACGATGGGGGATATTGGTTATATATGACACCTGGTTCAGGTGTTTTTTGGAGCCCGACTGGAAGACGAAATAATGAAGCATCCAATGGATGTCTCGTGGCTAATAATAAGATAGACGCGATGTTTTTGATGTTGAACACTCAGCAGGGTAAACAATATCTTAAAGAAAAAACTGGTAAAGAGACAACACCACTGGAGTTTTTAACCAGTCAATTACAGGGAACGGGTGGAGGATTGAGTCTTATCAAAGCAATGCAAAAAGTTATCAACGCAATGCAAAATAATATTCAAGTTCCAACGATCACAGCTTTCAGAGACATGCGAAAAAGTAATTCGTTTGGTACATGGTATGCTTGGATAACTTATACAACATTTGTTGTTATAACAATAGTAGCATTACTTGTGTATATCGGACTTAGTGTGAGTAAAAGTTTTAGAGGTAAAAGAAGTGGTTGGTTGACTCTTGGGATATTTGTCTTGTCGCTTGCGTTTGTATTTGGATTATTGCTATTGTGGTATTTTGTCGTCTCGGACAACATGCTCACTGGTTTCGGTTACATCACGCTAGACATGGCTTTAAAAGAATCTGAAATGTCTTTACCCGATTTCATAACAGCTAGCAGATCTGGTAAAAATATGTTGGCTAATAGTTTAGCGATGATTCAAAATTTTGATTTCCATCTCGAGGCTCTAGCTAGTGCTTTGAATTTAGACAGTATTATATTTCACACCCAACCAAATAAAAGCGGAAGTTGGTCAGTTGAAATTATAGATGTTAGAAACACACCTTTTATAAAAAATGGTAAACCTGCTAAAGACGCGAAAGACTTAATTTACGAATTAGGTCTATGCGGTCAACCAATACCTGGCCCAGGTAGTTTACCTGATAAAATGCCTGGTTTGATGCAAGGACCTGTTAAACCAAGTCCAAATATTTATTTAGGATTTCAGCCAACTATGGCATGTAATTGTAACGAAGAATTAGTAAATAGCGATTACAAGAAATCTGGTGACCTCAAAAAATGCGTCTATTGTTCAAAACAAGGAGATTGGATTCCGTTGAGCAATCAATTGTGTTGATTTTCAAACTTCTTTGTTTGAAAATCAAGCGAGTAAAATTTTTAATTTAGACAATACTTCAGGCGACAGTTTTTTATTTTCCTTAACTATTTTGAATTTGACAATTAGATCACCATCTTTGTTCAATCCTTTATCTGGGATGGTGAGCATGTCATTTTGAACTATCAATTCACCTTCCTTTGTTTTATAATGTAAAATTTCACCACTTGGATGTTTTATTGTTCCCGAATGACCCAGTATCGTTTCAAATACAGATATATTAACGGTTTTTATAAGAGATTTTTCAATCACATTAAATTCTTCATGAGATTTTAAAGTAAGAGTAATTTGTAGCAATCCATATGACTTGGACTCTACATCGTAAGACCCTTGATTCTCATAATACAATACTTGTTTGTTCAGAATAGAATTACATTTAACAACAACTTTATTATCTTGTACTGTTTTTCCTTCACCACCGCATATTTTACACTTTTTTTCATTCGGTATAACTTTTCCGGATCCATTGCATTTTTCACATTTACCTAATCTTGGCAATGCTATTATACCTCCTAAATTAATATGTTGTCTTATTTGTCCGCGTCCTTTACAGAAAAAACAAACAACTGGTAAACTTCCGTCACATGTCCTACAGCCCGAGCACTCCTTGCATCTAGCAGATCTTTTATATTTAACACTAATAGATTTATCAAGACACACTTGTTCCAATGTAACTCCTATTTTATATGACATTGTGTTCATAGATTTTGTTTTAAAACTGTTTGCACCCTGAAAAAATTGATTAAAGATATCAAAAGCATTAATGTTTGTGAATTCACTCGTACCTCTATCATAATCAGCTCTACTCTGCGAATTGCTTAAAGTAGCATAAGCTTTATTTATATGCTGAAATCTTTCTTTACTAGCGGGATTTTTATTCCTATCTGGATGCCATTTTAAAGCTAATTTTCTATAGGCTTTTTTTATTTCTTCACTCGAAGCGTTTCGTGGTACACCTAGCGTCTCATAGTGATCACTCATTTTGGAATATTAATTCGTTTTTAACTCTACAAAATGAATATGATTTATAGTGCCCATAATATTAATAAATGGACGATTACAAAATTTTTTGTAGCTATTTTATAGAGAACAAGGCTCTTTTTGGTGGATTTCCAACTCAGGGGCAAGCTGACATTTTAATGAACATGGGTGTCAAATATTTTGTAGATTTAACATTCCCGTCCGAAGTACCAAAAAAGTATAATATAAATAGCGATTGTCTTTACATAAATTATCCAATACCTGATCGTAGCGTGCCTAACAATGTTACAAACTTTACAAGTTTGTTATTAGGCGTCTCCGATGCATTGGAAAATTTGAGTGAAAGTAAAAAGATTTACGTTCATTGTAAAGGTGGTCATGGTAGATCGGGAATTCTAGTAGCATGTTTAATTTATTTGCACTTTCAAAACAAAAGTACACGTGAGTGTCTTGAACTGACTAATAAAGCTCACAATGAAAGAACAGTTATGCGTGATAAGTGGAGGAAAATAGGATCTCCTCAAACAGCGCAACAAAAGAAATACGTTCACAAGTTATTCAGTGACTTGGTTTTTTTTAGATCTTTCAAAAATGGATCAACTTCTGGGTTTAGTAATTATTCTTATCATCCCGTTAATAGTCCCGGAAGTAAATTACTCCCAAAAGGTATTTTCCCCAGTTCAGAGGCTTTATTTCAAGCATCTAAAAATATATCAGACGAATCATATATTGCTAGACAACAACAAGCCAAAAATCCCAGAGTTTCTAAAACAATAGGCTCCAGAATTGCTGTAACAAATGAATGGGAAAAAAACAGATTGGAAATTATGAAAGAAATACTAACACTCAAAACTTCTCAGCATCCTGAAATTTTATGTAAACTAACCAGGACGGGTCTTAGAAAAATTATATATAATAATCGCTTAGATGATTATTTTGGTTTGGGACCTCATGGCCGTGGGAAGAATATGTACGGGAAAATATTGATGGAAATTCGCGATAAAAGGTATAGAGAAATGTCCCCCGAATTTACTAGAGCTGATATTTAAAACGGTATGAATATAAACAAATGCTACGAATAGCAACCTTTGATATAGGGAAGAAAAACTTCGCCTTTGTTGTTCATGAATTTGAAAAGAAACAATTGGAAGATACTAAAACAAAAGATGAGTTGTTTAAAATCGGTCAGATAATATTATTTGAGAATGTTAATCTAACAAAGGGATGTAAAAAGTGTTACTTAGATCCTAGAACTTTTATCAACATGACAGACACGTTGGATGAGCGGAAAGATATATGGGATACCTGTTCAGCCTTTGTTATCGAACAACAAATGTCTTTTGGTAAAAAAAGAAATACTATGGCATTGAAATTAGGACAACACTGTTATAGTTATTTTAGTATTTTTTACAGAGATTTTAAGAAAGTAATAGAATTTCCGTCTTATCACAAGACTCAAATGCTAGATGCACCAAAAAAATTCGGTAGTATAAAAAAGACGTACAAAAACGGTAACAGCAAAATGATCAAAGACAATCATAAGAAATGGAGTATACGATTGGCAACGGAAATTTTAGAGAAAAAGGGGGATGAAAAACATTTAGAAGTGCTAAATAAAATGAAAAAGAAGGATGATGTGAGTGATTGCTTGTTAATGGTGTACGCCTATATCTTGCTTGGGCGCAAAAAATAATTATCTATTTTTTTAAAATGGATAATAATGTATACAATAAATGAAAGTTTTGATGTTATTACTAGGAATTCTTCTATTAACAGGAGCTTCTGTGTTAACCTATCTATTATATGATCACAATAAATCCGATGCAGATGTACTTCAGATAGTCTTATACTCTATCGTTATACTAATAGCAATCATACTCAGTGTTTTATGTTTTGTCAACGCGTTTTCGAGACAAAATAGAGCTAGAAAATCCGGGAAGAAAAGTAAATTCCGCATGTGAGGAAATAAAGCACATTTGAAATTTCGGTCGTGATCAAAAAAAGGTAACTAGAGAATATCTTACACAAAGTTGGGGGCAATGAATGACGTTAAATTTGTAAATCTTTTGAGCAAATTATACTGAGAATTATCCCATACCACAATTTTGAATATAATCCTTAACTACCGGAATGGAAAAATTGTAATATCCCAAGTCTGCTGCCCGTTGAAGTAACTTATCATTTATCTCGTAAAATTCTTCTGTATGTCCTACGGAGTTACAAAGAGTATGTGCCAGTTCATGGATTGCAACATATGTCAGCATATTTTTATTATAATATTCACCATCTGGATCTCTCAAACACAGAGTTACATCCTTTTTATTAACAGTGTAAGATTTAGGTCCCTCTTTAATTGTTATATCATTAGCTTTGGGATGAATTTTAGAAAGTACGGCGTGTAACTCAACGATCATTGGATCCTTGTCAGTAAAATTTTCCTTTTTACGACTAGTAAGAAGGACAATTAACACAATTAGAAATGTTAAAAATGCCATACCTAAAATTGTTATTAAGAAGCTGGAGAACCGCATTTATTAAGAGAAAATGATTTTCTCTCGTTTTTTTAATAAAAAACGAGATGTCAGAAGAAACCAAAGAAGAGCTTAGAAAGTATTTGAACGTTGAAAAAAATGTGGGGATTTTCAGTCGCGCTATAGATAAAATTCAGAGTGATCTCAGAGACCAAATATTATATGAACTTTGCTGTGATTTATATGCTAAAAACACCATAAAATCGTGTTATACAAAACTTCTAGAAGGAAAATACGGCTACGGTGATATAATTTTTGAAGAAGTTGAAACATTGCAAAGAGAACAAGATGAGTTTGTTACGATGCCGGCAGAAGTCGAGGAAGGTGTACTAGAATGTAAGTGTGGTAGTAAAAAGACTATTTCATTTACTCTGCAAACTAGGAGCGGGGACGAAGCAACAAGTGTGTGGGCGCGCTGTGTGTCATGTGGGTCTAAATGGCAAGCTTAAACTTTCATATAAAGAATATGAAAGTTTATTTTTTATTGGAAGATTTCTTCCCGGAATTTAATTTTTTATTAATTGCCACGCGTTTATTATGACTATGAATGAACCATACAAAAAGAAGTAATAAGGCTATAATACCAGCGACTAGTACAACAATTTGAACAATTTCTCTATTTTTCCGGGCCTGTTGATCCGGATCATCTGGATCATCTGGATCATCTGGGTATTGATTATCGGGTTTTTTAGTCATATTCAAAATTATCAACGCTGTCGCAGCTATGACTATTAACATCAATATCGTAATTAACGTAATTCCAATCCATTTATAAGTGTTATAGTGGACATCTGATAGAACTAAGGTAACTCCTTGTCTTGATATAATGTAAATTAGAACTGAAAATATGATTAAAACCAATGCGAAAAGGGTTAAAACCATTGGCCAATCAGTTCCGAAAGCACTTGATAATGTTTGCGGTATGGATTCCATTCTCTCTTTTGAAGCAAGATTATTTTGTACAATATCTTTATTTGTAGATGTGTAGTATGTTATACCAGCTATCCAAATAGTTATAACTATAGCAAATCCTATGTAAGATGCTATGTTTGAACTATGATTCGTATTTAAATCTGTACTCATTTATTCATAACAGTTTTTCATATATTTTATGAAAAACTAATTTTCGAGCATATTGTTTAGAAAATTATATATATCATCAAATCGAAGTGATTCTGCTAACAACAAACTTTTTTCGTTACAATATTCTTCGAGCTTTATTCCGAACGCGCTAGTAGCTTCTATAAGTCTTAAATCTTGAGGCACTTCTTCCTCGATTTCGATTTCTTCTGGTTCTTCGTCTTCACTTGACATTTTATATTCCATTACATACATTTAGATGACTTATTGTAAATTATCCTGCAAAACCGGTCAAATATAGCTTTACTTTTTGTATTAATTTTGAATTCTTTTTTAGATAATTCTATATCAAGTAATCCAAAAAGATCATCTAATTCTGGTAAATAACGGTCTTGCCATTCTTCGAATGTTGGAGTTGGTTTAACTTCTTCCTCTAAAATATTTGATCTAAATCGTGGGTTACTCCATTTTTTCTTTGGTGCTAACGATACTTCTTCTGGTTCAGTATATTCTGTAACATTATCAGGTATGTCTTCGATATCTACCTCTTTAGCGACTAACGATGCCCAGGACATTTAATTTATTGTTCGCATTTTTTAAGCGTCAATAACACCTTGTGGAGTTTCATCTTCATCTTGCTCTAACAAATCGGTGTCGTCTTCCGTGCCTGTTTCAGTTTCTACATTGTCGTTTTCCGAACCATCTTTTTCTTCCGAACCATCTTTTTCCGCTTTGGTATTATCTTCTTCCGTTGATTCTTTTGTAGTTTCGTTATTATCTAGTTCCAATAACTCCTCGGCTAAATCTTCGTCGTTCACAGGATCACGAACGACTTCTTCTTCTTGTATTTCTACTTCGTCTGGTTCTCCGACAATCATACTAGACATCATAGGAGCCATCATTGACATTATTGATTCCAGTGGATTTCCTCCACGGGGTTTTGGGGGCTCCTGAGATTGCTGTTGGGGTTGCTGTTGTTGCTGTTGTTGCTGTTGGGGTTGTTGTACATGATCCGGTAAATTTTGCTTAATCTGTTGCACACGTAAATTAACTCTTTGTCTACATTGCTCTGGCTGAAAGCGTACAACTTCTTGAAGTACTGCTTCTAATATTTGATTTTTTTGTCTTTCTTGTGCCAAAGCATTCTCTAGATTATCTACTCTGGAGTTTAATCTATTCATTTTAGTTATCAAATAGACAGATATAGCTCCTATAATCACAGCTTCTACTACCATATGAATAATTTGAACTTTCGTAAATGACATGTTTTCAAAAACATGTCATTTTTTAAGCTATCTAGAAAACTGATACAAAATTCCATCCAAGATGTGAAAATAACTTACGACATATTTCGTCATGATATGATTTTCTTTCAACTGTTTTTAAAATATTGAATTCGGAAATATCACATGGAAATTTATACCGGGTTAATAATTGATACAATACGTACTGATTGTTGATGAAATTTTTACGGTTTAATTTTATTCCACCACCTTCAAAATTATCTTGAAAGATTTTCTCATAAGTCTCGACTAGCTGATCAAAATCCGAAAGAATTTTAGATTCTAGATGACTAATATCTGGTGGCTTTTTACCCGTTAGTGTATAATGTATTAATACAGCGTCTTCGTAATGTTTGCTATATCCCGTTTCTCTCAAGAATAACAATACATGATCTTTTGTAATTTTGGCAAATTTTTCATTTCTATTACGAGACTTGATTAGTAATCCATGTAGTTCGAATTGTTTTTCAAGAGCGTCGTAAACTGCTTGGGATATTGAGCTATTTTGTTTTCCTTGATATTGATTCATACAGTCTCTGAAATGAATGCGTTTGTCATATGTATATTTAGATCCAACATTCACGCGTTCTACGTCTTTATATGACGAGGATGAGGCAGCAAGCTGAACCTCTTTACCACAATTAGTGCAAACAGAAAATCCATCAACATCTATTTTTTCGACAGTTTTGTGGCAATTTTCACATATAGTCTCTGATTTTTCTGTAATAACCACCGGAATACCCTTTGATTTATATTTTTTAATGATGTTCAGGTATTGTTTAACTAAAATTATTTTTTCCTCATCTGGTTCTTCAACTGTTCCCATGAATGATACTTTTTTAGGTTTTCGTAATATTTTTTCGTAATTATTAATTATCTCCGCTGTTTCCATTAAGTAAAAATTTTGTGTTCTTTTCGATTCAATGTCATCAATTTTTTTCGCGAATTGTTCTTGTGTGCTTGCTATCATCGCGCGAGTACTATGAAGAAGTTGAGGATTCTCGAGGATTGTATTTAGTGTTTTGCATTTATTTTTAAACTCTTCTAGTTGGTCATTATCGTTTGCAAAATCTTCGAGAATTTTTCGATGTAATTCCAATATATCGACCTCATTCTTCGACATTTTGAATAACTTCTTCCTATTTAAGTTTTAATTCCGTTAGCGGTAGATTAACGATCTATAGAAACATAAATTCTATAGATCGTTATTCGAAAAAAAAAATTATAAATTTTTTCTTGGTCCTAATAAACAATGGCATCTTTATGTTCTTCTAATCTTACCTCAGGTTTCATCGATCTTGCTACGTACGACGAGCAAGAGAAATATATGTATGGTGGTCGCGCGGCGACAGCCTACTTTGTCCGCGAAACTCGCAAGTCCACCTGGTTCACTCAGGTTCCTGTTGTCTTGAGTAAATGCAGTGGATCCCCAGCTTTCGGCTCTGAATGGTCTGTTCAGATTTCCCGTGCCGGTGATTACTTGCTTCAGACTTGGCTTCGTGTCGAGCTTCCTGAAGTGTGCATTACTTCGGATGCACCGGTTGCCGACTCAACCCTTATCGGTTGCTGCGCTGTCCGCTGGACTCGTAACTTGGGTCACGCCCTTATCCGCGAGGCTTGCTTGACATTTAACGATCTTGTCGCGGCTCGTTTCGATAACTACCACCTTGATTTCTGGGCGGCTTTCACCACCCCGGCTTCTAAGCAGAACGGTTATGACAATATGATTGGTAACATTGGTCAGCTTGCTGGTCTTGGTAATGTGCACGCGCTCCCAGCTGCTGTGCTTAACATTCCTCTGCCATTCTTCTACACTCGTGATAGTGGTGTTGCTCTGCCAACCGCTGCTCTTCCGTACAATGACATGCGTATTCAGTTCACTTTCCGTCGTCTGAACGAGCTGTTGATCGCCGATTGCTGCCAGCTTCCAGTTGCCAATGAACCGGCCAACAATAACGGTAATCTAACTCAGGGTAGCGCGGCCGCAGCTGCACAGGGAGCAGTCGCTTACGGCTCTATGCAGTCGACGTGCCTGAACGCGAACAGCTTGAACCAGCTGGCCGCTCAGTACGCCTCTGCTGGAGGTTTGCCTGCTGTTGTTCCTTACGTTGCTCAGCGTCCTGCAGGTCAGGGTGTTGGTCAAAACTCGAACCTGAACTTGCAGTTCGGTATCGCGAACGATGCGTCGGTGCAGCAGCCTAACTGGCGCTTCTGTAATGGTGCCGAGCCAGCCCTTGGCGCTGTGTCTGTGTGGGCTAACTACGCTATTGTGTCTAACGATGAGCGTAAGCGCATGGCCTGTGCTCCTCGCGATATTCTTATCGAGCAGGTGCAGACAGCTCCTCCTTGCGGTTTCAACCCTCGCAATGTTAACACGCCAGAGCAGTACGACATCCGTTTCTCGCATGCCATCAAGTGCCTGTTCTTCGCTGTCCGTAACAAGACTCTTCCTTGCGAACACGGTAACTACACCACGCACCCAGCTCTTCCAGTGCTTCAGTGTCTGAGTGGTGCTAAGAGTGGTACGCTTATTACGACCGCCAGATCTTTTGATCCGGTCGCGGCGGCCTCCTTGCTGTACGAAAACACCTATCGTCTCGCCAACATGGGTTCGGACTTCTACTCTCTGGTGGAGCCGTACTACAAGGCACCGACGATTCCGGATAAGACGGGTTACCACATGTACTCGTACTCGCTGGACTTCTTCAACCTTGATCCGATGGGTTCTACCAACTACGGTAAGTTGACCAACGTTTCTCTGTACGTCAACCCATCCCAGGCAGCTGTTGAGGCGGCTCTTGAGCCGAACTGCAACAACGTCACTGGTGAGTCCACCGCCAATGCTGGTGTGCAGTACACTTCCTCATGCTCTACGTCGGTTCCTACCAACGTCGTCTCGACTGGTGGTCAGTACTCTGCAGGCGAGATCTCCACTCTGGAGGATCAGTCCTCTGTGAACAATGTTCGCTACTGCCAGGCTCAGACATTCGAGTTTGTCGTCACGGCTGTGAACAACAACATTGTCCGTATTTCGGGTGGTGCTCTTGGTTTCCCAGTGCTCTAAATGCAAACTTTTTACAAATTATTTTTCATATCATATTTCATCATGAAATATGATTTCCGATTACTCATAATCAGTTTAAGTTTTTATCAGCGTTTCATAAAATTATAGTAAGTATAAATGAGCGAAATAGTAGAAAACGATACACCAAATTCATCTGTTGATGAGCCTCTTTTATCTAGAATAGGACGAAGTCGAGATGACGAAGTTTCATCTGGTCTACCACATCTAAGTTTTGAAGAAACTT